AGTCTTTCCCTTCTTTCTCCACTTAGTGAATAAGCGACATCCATGTATTGTACCCAACAACGCCATCAACTGTAAGCAGATTGTTTTTCTGATACTCTTTCACTACTGATTCTGTAGCTGTGTCAAATACCCCCGGACATGTGAGATCACACGCATATCCTTTAAGCATAAGCAAAATCTGCAGTGCAGTAACCATGTACTGTTTCTCGCCCTTTTTTACATAGTGCTTTCCAAGTGCGGCTTTAGTGGCAGATCCATAAATCCCATCAATCGCAAGTTTCGACTTATAGTCTAAGTTCATCGCTGTTTGTAACACCTTAATTCCTGCTTTAATGGTCGCATTTCCACGAATACCATCCGTTACGATTCCGGCACCGGCAAAATTATTCGCATGGATCTGTCCGGCACGAATGATAGCGTCCTTAGCAGCGATATGTTGAATCTGCTGTATAGATTCAGTCTTCGATGGGATATTCTCGGATACTTTCACCACTTCTCCAAACGGAAAGTTTTTTCCGGGGCATGCAGTCTTACTCACATCACTATGCTTTCTGAATCGAGTAATTCCATATTCCTTGCGAAGCCATGAAACAACTTCTTTCAAAGCCTGCTTCTGTGCTTCTGGCATCTGTTCATTTTCAAAATTTCCTTCACAACAAACTCCAATCGTGTTGTAATTCACACCAGATGCATGTGCGCCGATCATATCGATTGGTCTGCCCTTGTATACTTTGCCATCCAAACGAATATAGATATGATACCCAATGCCAGACCATCCATTTGCAAGATGCATTCTGTGAATATCCTCTACACTACCGTGACATGCAGCATGATGAAATACAGCTCCTCCATCTGTGCTTTTTCTCTTTGTAAGAGATTTAAACTTTAAATGTGTGTCGATTATCTGCATAATAACCAGCCTCCTTCTTTTTATTTTATGCAATAGCAGTTGTCATTGCAGCATTGTCCTCTTCAACCTTACTTTCTAAATCATCCAAACTGTTTAATGTATTAACCTTTTCTTCAATTCGGGATATGTATTCTAATACAGCATCCATTTTAGTTGTGATTTCATCTGTCCCTGAAAAATCAATTGAGGTAGCCGTCGAACAACAAATTGATGAAATTCCAGTCAACAGTCCTTTAATCTCATCTGTAGTCATCTTTCTTTCAACATCCGTCATGTGCTACTCCTCTCCGATCATGAATTCAATTGCGAGACATGCTGCTGGTGTGATGTTCTCTGGCAGATCATCAGCTGTAATCGTGTTGATTTCCAGCGACGCTTCGACTGAACCGATCTCATTAAACTCTTTGATGAACTCGTCCCAGTTCGGATTTGAACGGTTCATAGTAACTCCGTCGTCAGAGTACTTTCGTATCAGCTCATCACGAGCCTTGTCATACTCCACAAGATCCTCATCAATTTTCTTGATATTACGAGCAACTGACAGTCCTGCCTTACGCGAGAACGCAAGATCTAAGATGCCATTATTGGCGATCAACTGACGAATATCAAACAGTTTGCTTAATGTTGTAATGTATTTTTTCATAATGTTTTGACTCCTCGCTTCATAAAGTAGTAGTGTTTATAGACCCTCTCCAAGGTCTTTATTATTTAACTTTTACTAAGTACCACCCGCAATGACATGCTCTAACTCCTGACATACTGTTGTATACCCTCAAATAAAAATTAGTGTTACTACTAACATTTATAACAACTGGGGAACTACAGCATGCCCTATCCATATTATCATCTGACATATAAGCCCCCGCATCAGTAGCTCCACTATTAGTTGAAAAAACCATAACCATTCTGGATGCAGGAGTTCCATACATCTTTGCAAACACTATTCCGACATATGTTCCAGCAGGAAGTGTCACGCTAGCAGGGGTATTCCATCCGCCACATGTAATATTAACATTTTTGTCATATCCATATATAGGTGCCGAAATACCACCAGCACTATTAGCATAATTTGCAGATTTAGCATAGTTTACGCTAAAGTTTGATGGATTATATACATACATGTTTGCACCATCATTTCCACCCCACAACCAACTTGGCTGTCCGCCTTGTCCAGACCAATTCCATTTCATACCATTGATTGTTCCTGAGACGGTGAGGTTGCCCGACACAGATAATACGTCAGCAGATAGTATAGACGCATGTGTTCCATTCGGATTCGAATAAAAATACCCTTCATTTTCATATCCCTCTGCCATATATATGCCCAAAGCATTAAAATCTCCTCGAAACTTTTCAGATTGACAAGCAATTCCATCAGAACCTATCTGTGTAGCTATGGTTCCTATTTTATCGCCATAACCAATGGGAACATTCGTTGAGGTTAAAGCAATATACGCTAATTTGCTTCCATCGCTAGTGATATTCACGCTTCCGCCAGTAATAGTCGCCTTAGATGAGACTATTTCACCCTCAAATTTACCGCTCGTAGCATATATCTCTCCGGTAAACTTACCATTCTTCGCCTCGATCGAGCCATCTTCCAGCACTTTGAAATTCTCATTGGCGGTGACAAGACCTTCGAGACTGATCTTTTCAGCCTTGATTGAAATCTCCTCTGCCGACTGGTTGATTTCAGAAATGATTTTTTTCTTTTGAACCATTCCTTCTGGCGTAGCACCTACACTGTACGACGTTGATGTTGTGTTGTCCGTATAGGTGATGATCGTCCTTGTCCAAAGATATGGCTTTGATGTGTCCGCAGCCGGTATCGACGCAGACCACGTCCCAGTTGGTACCGTTGTTCCCGATGCTCCGGCTTGATATGTTACTGCCGTGGATTTGATACCTTTTCCAGCTGCTCCATCCTTGCCGTTCGTTCCATTGGTTCCATTCGTACCGTTCGTTCCATTACGCCCAACTGAATATGATGTAGATGTTGTGTTGTCTGTATAGGTGATAATCGTTCTTGTCCAAAGATACTGTCCTGCTGATACCGTTGGAATCGTCGTACTCCACGCCCCGGTTGGGGTTGTTGTACCACTAGACGATGCCTGATAAGTTACCGCAGTTGTTTTAACACCTTTACCGGTTGCACCGGTATCTCCCTTGGCTCCTGTATCGCCTTTCTGTCCGGTTACACAAACTGCCGTGGTAGTAGATGTTGTACTGTCGGTATAGGTAATGACAGATCGTGTCCAAATATACTTTCCATTCTCCCATCCGGGATATGTCGTACTCCAGCTTCCTCCAACTAAAGAGGTTGCCGATGTAGATTTATAATACTGCTCAACTATCGACTTTACTCCTTTACCAGTTGCTCCATCTTTACCATTCGTTCCATCCTTGCCGTTCGTGCCATCTGAACCATCTTTACCATTTGCGCCAGCCGCACCTGTGATACAGACTGGCGTCGTCTCTTTTGTAGAGTTGTCCGTATACTTGATAACCGTCTTTGTCCAGATATACTTCCCATTCTCCCAATCTGGCGAGGTTGTTACCCACGAACCTCCAGAAAGAAAAGTAGCCGATGTCGACTTGTAGTACATGGCATCCACCGATTGTACGCCAACACCGTCTACGCCTTTCTCTCCTTGATCTCCTTTATCACCCTTCGCTCCGGTAGCTCCCTTATCTCCATACACACCAATAACCTTCTTTGCAGTATCTACCGAAGTATTGTTCGTATATGTGATCGTTTCATAGTTCCAAAGGTACTTGTTTGTTGCTGTCATCGTCGGTACTGTTGTAGACCATGATGTTGGTACTTTGGTATTCGAGGTTGATACAGCATAAAACTCCTCTATCTCCTTAATTCCTATTCCGTCAGTTCCATTCGTGCCATCACTTCCGTCCTTACCATCGGCTCCCGGATTTCCTCTATCACCATACGCACCTATAATACATGGCATTGATGTACTTACGATCGTTCCATCTGACAGTTTTACAACTTCATAATTCCATAAATATTTTTTACTTGCAGAAACTGACTGCACCGTTGTTGTCCATCCAGATGTTTTTGCGGTGACACCACTTGAAGCAGATGTTGCCAAATAATAGTTGATAACTTCACTGATACTCTTACCGTCGACGCCATCTGCGCCCTTATCTCCTTGGTCGCCTTTTTCTCCCTTCGCTCCGGCAGCTCCGTCTTGTCCTTTGTCGCCTTTCGGTATCACGAAATCAAGAATCATATTCTTGTTGTCTCCGGCATTTTTCACTTCCGCATCTGAACCAGCGCCACCTGTTGTCACTGATCCTATTTTGATGCTCACTGTCTGCCCAGATTCAGATCCGTCACCAGAAGATGGATATGGACCAGCAGACACGCTCACTGTATCTGCTTCACAATCATAAGATATTGATGTACTGTTATTACTGATATTGACTATTTTCTTAGATACGGACGCAACTACATAAGTTCCTGTAATCTGCTCCCTTGCCCCTACCTTGTCATTTACATCAAATATATATTGATCGTTACTGTCCAACGAAAAATCGACCGAGTCACTTGCAAAAGACTCTGTTATCTTATCAATTCCACCCTGAATCAAATCCTCATCTGATTCAGCATTGGAATTGTCGTAGATCTCACACATCTCATCCAATCCGGTAAGTGTCTGTGTTCCACTGATATTACCAAGCAAATCGCAGTAAATATGAATCACTCGTCTATCTTTCAGGTCACCTCGCCCAAGACATATAACATGATTGATATGCTTGCTATTTCTCTTAATTGTGAAACTTATCTGATCTGTATCAAACTGCTCATCCTGACTATAATCAGCAAGAGGACTTGCCGATAATTCAACAAATCCTCTATTAAATACAATATTCAGTTTTGCATTGTATGCTTTCAGCATCTTCATGATGCCTGTATAACCCTTTATATAACGATTCATCTGATAGGATGATATCTGTATATTTGAGTTCAAAGTGCTTACCTTGAACAGCTCCGAAAGTCCCATCCGGTCGATCAAAAGCTTTAACACTTCGTTCGCTTCTCCAGATACGATCAAATAGTCTTCTCCTTCATCTGGTTGCAGCACTTTAGACTCAAGTATGCCATGCCATGTACGACCTGAGTATGTTACAGTCGTCTCGTCTGTATCAACGCCAACGGAATCTATCACTCCGCCATATTCTTCGCCCTCAAAATAAAGATAATAACCAGTTTTACATACGTTATTATTGATATTTACTTTACATTCAAAATCATTCTCGTCGCTTCCATATGCAAGATCTAATGTATAATCTTTGAGCACATCGATATCTTTTTTGGATTCATTCATATAAATTAAGTCCATCTTGGTATGCTCCTCTCTTCCAACAATGTAATATCAAATATCAGATTTGACGAAGTAGCTACATCCATTACGCCCGGCGGGATCTTTTGAAATATGTAAGAGTCTCTATTTCGCAGATCAAAACAATTCCGCTGACTACCGTCGCTTTCATACAAGATTATTGTCTTTTCTACAGAGTCAATCGTCAGGTACTCGTTTGCTTCAATATCAACATCCACTGAATACATATGCCCTCCAATCAATATCTCTGGACTTTTGCATGGTCCATAAATACGCATCCGAAAATTTGTATTTACAAAATCCGCATTTTGCAGTTTTTTTCCAAGAATATTTGATGTGTAATCATATGGATGATCGTTATTATAGTCTAAGTTTTTACCAACTATCTCCTCATTTGAATTGAATGTAATAATCGTTTCTTTTATCCATTGCGGATAATCCGTCTGAATCGTCAACGTATTCTTCATGTATCGCTTATTATAGGTGTATTTTGACGCCTTACATCCTGTGACATAACACCGCATATAGTAATCGCCAATATAAAGTTTTCCATGCTTTCTGGCAACTACATCCTTCTCACACACCTCAAACAAACGATTTCTACTTTCTGTGCCCTCGTCATCATTTCTACATGCAAAAACGACTGGCAACGACTTCTTGACAATTCCCATCTTAAATGACGATATTTTGTCATTCATGCTTGTAGCTGTCCATGCGAAATCATGCAGATCGTTCTCGTTGATATAGATGCCATTCGCACCAAATTCAATTACCTCGTTCATATGATTGACATATCGTGCTTTTTCTATCAAGTTGCCGTCACCTCTTTTACCATTCTTGCAAATTCTCTCTTATCAACTTTCATATTCACGGATTCAATACCCTCAAGTATCAGATCCGGAAGCCGCTCTAACAGCTCATATATAAGCTCAAGCAGTGCATTGTCATTTTTGCTTCCAGATGATGACTGACCATAATCTAACGCATTCTTCATATCCTGCGCTACTCGCGAAATCCACATGCGATTCTGATGCAGCGGTACAACCGCTTCCGCTCCGTCACCTTCCAGAAGTGCAATCTCACCTTTCTCAACAACACCGCCTTTTGCATGCTTTCTAGCTGTAAAACTTCCTGTATTTCCAGAGCCTGTTGCTTGCGCCGCTTTATTTGCAATATTCTGTGCCACACCACCCACATTTATATTCAGTGTGAAAATACTCTTTACAAATTCTTTTGTCCACGCAGCTATATCCGGGGCAATTGCTTTCATACCTTCCCACAATTTAAGCATAATTTGCTTTCCGGCTGATACCATTTCTCGAAGACTCATTCCTATCGCTGCAACAATTCCCGCTATAATCTGCGGCACCTTTCCTGCGATATCAACAATTATCTGAGGGAGATTTGTAACCAGTGCCATAAATAACTCAACGCCAGCTTCAACTATATCACCAAGATGATCAATCAGCGTACTCGTGATTGCTTCTATAATCTGTGGTAGTGCCTCACAAATTGTAAGTATAATTTCCGGTAATGCATCAACCAAGGCAACGAGCAATTTAATTCCAGCCTGAATGATTTCATCAATATGTGAAAGCAGCGCCCCAATTATACTCGATATAATCTGCGGTAATACTGCAACAATCGACTGTATAATCTGTGGCAATGCATCAACCAAGGATGTCAATAATTCAATTCCGCACTCGATGATCATAGGTATACAAGATAATATATTTTCGACCATCTGCGTAATAATCCCCGGAAGCTCCTGAAGCAACTGCGGTACCGCCTGCAAAATTCCCTTTACAAGTCCTAATAACAGCTGAATACCTGTCTGTATCAACTGTGGCACATTTTCCAGATATGTAGACGCCAATTTGCTAACGATTGTAATCGCTGTTGATAAAATAGTCGGAATGCCATTGGTAAGCCCCTGCGCTAAGCTCTGTATCAGCTGAATACCTGCAGTGAGTATATCCGGCAACGCTTCTACAAGTCCAGATACAATTGCTCCGGCTATCGTAACAGCCGCTTCGATGATCAGTGGCAGATTGTCCACTATCACCTCAATCAGCTGATTGATAATGTCCTTAAAGCATGGTATCAGTTCTGGCACCGCCTTGAGCAATCCATCCAGTAACGCCCGGATCATGCTCGTTCCTGCTTTGATCATACTCGGTAGCGTCGTCGATACGATGTTCGGTACCGTCTTTGCAATCACCGGCGCAAGTTTCTCTACGAGCGTACCAACACCCTTCAAAGCGATTTCCACTCGTGGCAGGATATTTTCGCCTGCTGTAGTGACTGAATCTACAAAATTATTGACAAGCACATCGAAATCCTGTGTATCGTCTGCAATACCGACTACCAGATTCTGCCATGCCGCCTTCGTCATGTTCACAGATCCCTGAATTGTTGTTGCCGCTTCCTTTGCGGTAGTTCCTGTGATGCCCATCTCTGTCTGTACAACATGAATCGCATCTACGATATCCGCATATGATGATAGATCAAACTTCTGTCCTGATAGTTTCTCCGCATCTTCCAAGAGTCGCTGCATCTCTTCTTTGGTACCGCCATATCCGAGCTTCAAATTATCGAGCATCGTGTAGTTCTGCTTTGCGAATCCCTGATATGCATTCTGAATGGATTCCATAGAAGTACCCATCTTATTCGCATTATCAGACATGTCCGTGATGGCCACATTTGCTTTCTCTGCTGCCGCCTTCGTATCTCCATCCAAGCTCTGTAACAATGACGCCGAAAAGCCAGTAACAGTTTCCATGTACTCGTTTGCAGACAATCCAGCCGTCTGATATGCGTTTGCAGCATATTTCTGTACTTCACTTGCCGAATCCTTGAACAGTGTCTCGACACCGCCGACTAACTGCTCATAATCCGAATATGCTGTCACAGCACTCTTCACAAGTGCCGCCGTTGCTGTTGCTGCTGCCGTTGCCGCCGCAGCGCCCCACTTTGCAAATGTTCCAATGCCCTTTAGAAGAACTTGTCCAACGCCGGATGCCTTACCTGCCACAGAATCTAAACCATCTTCAGTTTCTGCCTGACCTTTGAGTGCGATTCGACCAAAGATCTTAAATAATTCCATCGCATTCTCCTTTTAAACCAATTCAATGCCGAATGCATTCATTGAATTTTCCACCATCGCTTTGATCTCTTCATCGGATAGTGATTTCTGAGATGATGCCTGAGCATGTACACGATTTACAAAATCCTCATAGGATTCTCCCTGCACCTTGTTCAAGAAGAACTCCCACAGCACATCTTCTTCGGTATCCTTGTTCGTCCGCTTCACAATTGAATCCACGAACTCTACCAAGCGCTCTGTCGCAATCATCTCATCAATCAATAAAAAAGGACTTGCATATCGCTTGAATAGCAAGTCCCAAAACTCTAAATCACCTACCCGATAGATTTCAAAGCAACCTTGAAAAAATCTGCGAATCCACTCTGTCTGACCACATCCATAATCATCGCAAAGAACATTCCCGGATTCATATCTTCAAGCTCCTTTACTGTCATACCTGACAGATTCGAGAGAAGCTGATAGATGTATTTCTCAGCATTCGGAAGATTCGCCAGAATAACATCGCCAATCTCAAGCGCTACGCCCATACCGATCTCTTCTACATCTTCCATCGTGATATTCTGATTCTGTTTCGATTTTTCTATCAGGCGCTTAGTTGCATCCGATGAAAAGCAGTCAGAAAACTTGCTGATTTTAATACATGAAATAATTTTCATCATCGGAAAGAGATCTTTCGACTTCAATGGTCGTAATGTATACGGCTTTATCTCTTCCTGTACAGATTGTACAACTCCTTCTATTGCTTCTACCAATGTTCCCTGCATTACTTCTGTTTCTGTTGTCATTTCCTTTTCCATAGTTACTTATCCTCCTAATATTCGGTATTACGCTGCATCATCCAGCAACTGATCAACTGTATTACTCTCAACAACTTCCTTCGGCATATAGATATGATACGGAAGCACATTCGTCATAGCGCCTGCCTTGAGCTCAGCATAGCAATCGAATGTCGTTGGGATTGTTGATGCTTCTTTGTTCTTCGTATCTGCCGACAATCCAGATGTACAAAGTGCATAATCAAATAATACGATCACAGGTGTTCCGTTCGTCTTGTATCCGACGCATGCAAAATTCTCGACATAATCGCTGTCTTCGATTGTTGCCTTGGATTCAATCACATCCATTGTTTCATCTACCGACGTGCCTTCCTGTCCGATTGTTGTTGCCTTCAACCAGTCTTTTGTAAGCTCGACCATGTTCGTCTCAACCTTTGCCGTCTCGCCGACTTTCTGCACAAGTCCCTTCGCATTAACAAGCACGCCATCCACCGAGATATTTGTTATCTCCGGAGCAATCGTGAACTTTGTACCGCCGGATGTAGCACCAAGCAAAGTACCTGTCCAGAGCTTCTTGCTTGTGTCATACTTAAAGTTTTTGTACAGTACACACGCATTTAACAGTATCCGCTTCGGCGTATCCTTTGTTACACCAGATACGCACAGTTCTCTCCATGTGTTTTCTGCCATTTATTTCACCTTCCATTCTTTTATAGTCAGATTGATCTGAATTCTCTTCAATGTCCCATCTCCGGTCGGTACCGAAAATGCATTTGAATAAAAAACAGCCACACACGAACCATCCTGATTCATGCGTGACTGTGGTAAGAATCTCTCTATTGTTTCTTTGTCCTGTTCAAATAGAATCGGATTCCCACGTGTCCATCCATTCAATATAAATGTTGTCCCCTGACTTCCATCCTCTTCCTTGGTCGGAGAATCATCTTCCATGTACTCTCCAACATAATATCGGTCTGGGATTTCGCCAACCCATTCTCCGAATTGGTATGGAATCCCGCTGGACTTCATTAGTTCACCAACATAATTTAATGCTGCTATACTCATTATTTCAACTCTCCAAATATTTCATTTGCTCGATTCTGAATTGCACCATTCGTAGCCTTGAAGGCTTTTTCAAGCGGTCTGTTCGGTGTCTTACCATGTGTGAAGTGTCCATTTCCCTTCTTATCCTCATAATACCAGCCGCCTTTACGACCATTACCATTCACGGCATATTCGCCAGTACCGAACTCTTCCCAGATGGCATTTTCTTCTGGAGATCCAACGATTGCTTCTAATTCAGATTCATCGACCACATAAGTGTATGAACCCCTTGTCTCTCCAGTATCTACTCTGGATGCATTGTGTACAGCCGTCTGCACTTCTCCTGCCGCTTCTTCAAGAAATGCAATCGCCTTTTCTCTGATCGCTTTCTTGATCTGTATGGAATTATTTGTAAACTCTACATCGGACATATTACTGACCTCCTGTGTATTTCAGATAGATCTCCAACTGCTCATGCAGCTCCATCGGATCATCAATCACCATGATGTCATACACCTTTCCATTGATCCCCATACGGCTGTTCTCCGCCTTGATGCGGCTGTCCAATTTCTTATAATCCGCAAGAAATACATGCGTCGATTCCTGAATCTTAGCATTGTATGTTGTGTACTTGCTGTCTCCTGTCGATAGATCAAGGTACCCTGTTATATCATCCACAGTCTCCCATGTCTTATCGCATGAACCGATGATATTCGTCTCTGTCTTACAGAGCTGAATCTGACCAGTTATATTTCCACCAATCATCTAATCACCATCCATTTAAAATCTCGCTTTCATATACGGCTTCAGGAATCCAAGAAGTGACTTTGGGTATCCCATAAGCGAATTATCGCCATCCATGTTGAAATACGTCACAGAATGTCGGCTAAGTGTCTCCGACTGAATACCGACCTTGTCCCTGTTCTCGATATCCCATTTCAGCATATTGGCTACACCGAGCTTCACATCCATAGGATATTTGACCTTCGTTACAAGTACACATATTTCATCCGAAAGTGGCTCATCAAAATCCATATGTGCATTGTCCATATCAATGCCCTTAATCACATACAATCCATCGTTATACAACGATTCCGATATTTGTACGGTGTCACCCTCTGCAAACAGATTCGATGCACCCTGTAGCACTCCGCTCTTGACCTCTGCATTAAATCGTCTGTTTCTGTCTTGGAAGTTGTTATTTGTGTACTTCCGTATAAGAAGCTCCAGCGCCTGAAGCTTTGCTTCAAGCACCGGATCCTTCGCAGTAATATCGATATATGATTTCAACTCTTCAACGGTCATAATCATACGATCACCGCCTTACTGCTGCTCTGTGACAGTATATCCGTCGTGTTCCTTAAACCAGGATGCCATGCGCTCGCTCTCGATCACAGCCTGTCCATTTGCGAACTGGACGCCACCGGCACCAATACCGCAATAAGCAGGCGCATTGTTAACGACTACAAGCCACTTCACTGCCTTTGTCTCTGTCTTTGCTGGCATATTTATCACCTATCCTCTCTTTGCTTACGCAATCTTGATGTTACGAAGTACACCTGCATGCTGTGTATTCTTCAATACTGTTGCAGCGATCATCTCGACTTCTGCGTCCTTTACTGTGCCCGGCTTGCTGAAATCAGGCAGGTACTTGTTGATAACCGAACCACCATTCAGACTGATGCCATGGAAACCATCGTTCACATCAAACTTGACTGTATAGATGTCTGTCAGTCCTGTTGTTGCTGTCTCTGCTGATCCAATCTTTCTGCTGATTCCCTTCTTTACAACCGAATTTGCGGTCGCATCGCTTCCGCTCACAGTATAATGATTCTGCATGTCAACGAACTTGACACCATCCAGCGTTGTAATACGCTTTCCGAATGCTTCTTCGCTCTCTGTCTTATAGCCGAGCACACGAGCAACAGTCTGGATCTTTGTAATCATCTCTGTGTTCGTAAGAACAGCATCTGCAGCGGTTGTCTGGATCAGAAGCGAAAGTGCTTCGTAGAACTCGTCCGCATTTGCCTTGAGCTGATCGATAGTTGACAAGTCAATGGACTTGGATGCTCCATACTCTGTTGCTGTTCCTGCAAGCATAGAATCCAGTCCCTGAAATTCTGGATGATCTGTTGATGCAGTTGTAGTTGCATCACCGTTGATCAGTGTATAGTGGAACAGAGAAACAATCGCCTTGATATGTTCCTCAATCTGGTATGCAAGGTTGTCGAAGTTTCCTGCCACCATATTAAGCACTCTGTCCATCTGTACAGCGCCGCCCATAATAGCAAGGTTTGCTTCGCACTCCTGCTTTGTAGCTACAGAGTTTGTATAAGAACCGCCAAGCTTACGGAATTCTGCTGTAGCTGGAAGCACCTTTCTAAGATACTTGTATTTCATTGTTGAACCACCGCCGGATGCAGATACACAATCGTCAAACGGAAGCATCTGGAGCACGGTAGACTGCCGCAAGAAGATATCCACAATCTGTGAGAATACCTTATCGCTCATACCTTTCTTCATTTCTTCTAATGTCATTGCCATAGTTTTTCACCTTTCCTTTCTTAGCCGTTCGTTACGGCTTCATACTGCTGTTTCAACGCTTCTGCTAAATCCTTAGGCTCTGCAGAACCGCCAGCCGGATCTCCCTTGTCCAGCTTATTTTCAATAATCTGTCGACTTTCACATTCTGAACTCTCGAAGTGTGCCGGGAACTGCGTCTTGAGGGTTGTGAGCATATCATCCCAACCTTTGATATTGCCATCATCGTCGATTTTGAGTTCTTCGCCCTTCTCTTTCAGCATCTCCTTGATCTTGAATGTCATATAATCGGTATCATCCGTCTTGGCTGATAACAAAGCGACTTTCAATGCGGAGCTGACCTTTGTCTCTTCCAGTTCCTGCTGCAAGCGGGCATTCTCCGCCTCATACGTTGAAATCTTCTGCTGCATACCTTCATCGCCCTTGGAAGCCTTCTTCAGTTCTTCGATGAGCTTATTTGCGTTGCCGATCTCCGTGTCTTTGCCGGTGATCAGTCCATTCAATCTCTCGGTTTCGGAATCATACTTCTCTTTGCTGATGTAGTTTCCTTCCGACAGATCCGCAAATCGAACATACTTGAGCTTGTCCTCTTCCTTCGAGTTCTGCTCATCAATCTTCGCCTGAACCTGTTTGTACAGTTCTTCTCCTAACACATCTTTCAGTTCCATAGTTTCCATCCTTTCTTGACTTTAATCGCAGTCACGCATGGCAGTTATCACTCTTGCCGGAGTAAGTATTCGTCACAGTTTAATCGCCTTAAGCCGATTTGGGCATAAAAAAAGACCACGTTTTTATCATGGTCTAAATTACATAATTATACATAGAAAAAGCACCCTGCTACTGCTGAGTGCTTTCGTCTAATTTACCTTTGAACTAATATAGTTCTCATATTCTTCTGGTATTCCAATATCATATTTTTTGTAATAGTGTAAGAAATCAGCTGGAAATGTAAAATCCCCATCTTCGTATATTCCTGCTTGCGGTATTTCTTCCCCATCAAATATATCTTCGGTAGACATAGGCGCAACAGCCGAAATAGAAAGACTTTCCAGATATTTTAATATCTTATCTCTGCTAATATGATTTTTGATTTTCTTATAATCATCAAAATCATCTTCGCATTTTCCATATTTCATTCCTTTGAAAAATCCAAAAAATGTCATATTATCACCGCTTTCCTTGTGGCTTAAATGTTTTCATTGTTCCACTTCCGTCATAGCCTACTTTGAAATGACCGTCCTCATAAACATACAGCACATCTGTAGGAGCTTCTACCTCAACGCCCAGCGAATTAGCGAGTTGTTGAGCAAACCCATCATCCGATGCGCCTGTACTGCATGATAACATTCGTACTTTTTGACCATTGTACTTTTCATTATGTGAAATAACTCTTGCCACATCTCTTGCAGACATATTTTTTCCTTTTTCCCCATATTCTATATAATCAGGGCTTCCATGCGCTGCAAAATCAAAATAACCACTTTTTGCAGGTATTTTATCAAGCACCTTTCTCTCGTATGGAGTTATCATTTTATTGATATCTGCTAACGTTATTGTACCATTTTTCACGCTATTTGCAAGGTATTTCTTATTTAGCCACTCATTCATAGCTACACCTAATTCATTAGGCTTTCCGAGCTGGCTGTTGGCAAATACTTCTGCAAAAAACTCTGCCTTACTTGTCTTTCCATATTCTGATATATTTGCGTCCAAATCAAATGCAGGATTGTTTCTTTTTGCAATTGCAATTATTTCATCATAGCAGTTATTTTGAACAGTTTTTTGAGCATCTGCATACCACTTATATTTTGCCTTGTCCGTTTTTGCGCTTTTATTTACAAATGCAAGCATATCTGAATTTTTCCAACCAAGAGACTCCATATAGTCCTTCTTGATAACATTCTGTAACATATGTCCATATTCATGAGTTACCGTTGCTATGGAAGCTTCTTCGTTTGTATGTGAAAAAGGCATTGAGTATCCACTATCCATATCTTTGATTTCCTTCTTTATCAGGGAATCTCTATTCGTATAACGTTTTTTATTCAGAACCAAATATTGACTTGCTGGTGATAATCTGCTGCTATTCACATTTCCGGCGAAATTACCTTCGTCTACATCAATATCTACAAAATCGGATTTATGTATTACTCCGAATTTGCTTTCCAGACGGATCAGCTGATTTGTATTATCCACAATCAGTCTTTCGTCCATTGAATCTATATTACAGTTTCTAAAGCCAATTCTATTCTTTAATGCAGTTTTAGCTTCTTCTGCATTCTTAACAAGTGTCACTTTCGGTTTATACATCGGATTGTTATCCAGCAACCGCTTATACTTCTCATATTCCTTATCGGTCATGGAATTAAGCATCTTCTCGAAGTTCTTGCCATATTTCTTCTCCATTGCCGTAACGTGCTGCATATATTCGATATTCTCATCGGACCAGTATACCTTCTTCCACTCCGCATACTCTTCCGGAGATTCGAAAGCGACTGTTTCCTTCGAGAAGTTATCCATCTTCACAATACCGCAGTTAAGTGCCCATCTCGCTCTCTGATCCAGACAGCAACGGCAATTACAATCCTGTGATGGATCACCAAACAATCCCGGAGCCTCTGCCTTATATCCGGCAATCTCAAACATCTCGCCGACTTCTCGTATCTGTCCATCCAGCTCTCGGTGCTCGGATCTTGTTCTTCCATCAAGTACCGCATTCCATTGCTTTACAACCTCTGCACCCCTGTCTATGGCTCTCTTCTGTGCGTCTAATGCAGCACGATTCTGTATTCGATGTCCTTCTGTCCGGGCAATGCGGATTGAATTGTTGTAAGCCTTATTAAACGGTGTGTGCTTCATATTCCGTGCAAGGTTCGATGCAATGTTGCTCCACGTCATACCCTGCGCAATTCCTCTCGATACTTCCTGACGCACGGATTTCTTGATTGCCTTAACATCTTCACCCATTCGGTCATACAGAGATGTAGAAAGCTGAGAGTCAAGTACCACTGCCCTTGTCACAGCTTCTTGGTCTATCGGCATCACAAGCGGTATTCCCTGCCCTTGCATATCATACATAGAACCAAGATATCCATCCTGATAACTCCGTGTAAGATAATCAGACACAGTTGCATATGAATCTGATTGCAGATTTGCAAGTGCTCCCTCCAACTGCGCTTTGATTGCTTCCTGGTATTGCTTCTGATATATGATTGACTGTATATTTTCAGGCTCAAGATCTGCCCGCATCGATAACTCCTGTATCTTTGCTTCACAATCCCTTAGAGCCTGCTCATACGTGCTTTTTAACTGTGCAATTACCTCTTCCTCACTATTCAGCTGTGCTTGCAGAACTTCCTTCTGTCGCTTGTTCATTCGTCACAACTCCATTCAACAACTGCTTGGCATCCGCTGTATCTTTCTCTGCATCCTTCGGCAACTTATCCTTGATTTCTTCATAGTCAATATCTAACTCATCACAGATAGCCTTGATAATCGTCTCATCATCTAGGGTGTCTGCTAATGACATGATCGTATTGATTACTACCTGATGCGCCTGCGCTTCCGTGAGCTTGATCTGTGCATTTTCCTGCGCATTGCTCATGATCACATGCTCAAACTTGAAATATACGTCTGAATCCTGATAGCCCTTCTGCTCAGTCTTGTTGATCTCTTCAATTACAATCCGTACAAGGTGCCGGAGCAGTTTCTTCAACCGAATCTCCAGCTTGTTGCACTGCAGTTCCAAGAGCGAATATGCCGCCTTGATTGCGATATTCGTTGTTGCTGACGTATCTTTCAATCCGGCCGTATTCAGACCCATGCCGAAGCGGTAAATATTTTTCTCGTCAAGCTCCATCTTCTCTTTACGTGCCTGATATGGCACATCAACTGTCTTGATATCTACATCGCCATTCTCTCCTGTGCCGATAATCTTCTTTGTCTTGAGATTTGTCTGCAACTCATCCATGTTATCGCCTTCGTACCCCTTGACCACATGCAAAGGCGTGTCGAAATCAATCAGGTTATTTGACAAGCTCGATGCCATCAGGTCGTAATCGTCAATCAACGGCTTAATCGGTCGAAGAGACGAATGCTGCTTCTTGTTATTATCCAGCCGAAAGAACGGAATAAAACCGAGTGATTCATAATATGTATCATCTTCCTTCCCGCCACTCTTCTTGTACAAAATGTGTGGTCTTGGATTGATCTTCACGGAATCATCCGGCATGAGTGCTCCATCGTCAACCATCGCATAGTATGTCGTGTCTTTCTCACTCCACACCTGCACACGTGTTATAACCTTGTGTCCTTTATCTATGCGGTCCGTATAATAATAAATCACATAGGCACATCCATCGTCCGTGTCTTTCTTACGCACTTCAATAACGCCCATGGAATCCGCTGTAGCAAATGCATATCTGTCATTCGCATCCTTGTATGCATAAATGTATGAAAATCCTTTGACCTTGCAGTCTGTGATACACTCAGCCAGCTCATCCATAAAGATGTCATTGTTATTGAAATACTTATCCATATGCTTCTGAAGCTCTGGATCATCCGATCGCACAATGCGTTCTCCGTTTCGATTGCCGGATAATATATACTGCACCGCCTGATCTACCAGCTCCGTAAAGAAGAGGTGCGGTATCTTCACATTGCTTCGAGTCTTATCTTCAACCAGATTGCCATCTGCATTGTAATAAAATAAACGGTACTGCTTGATGTCATTGTCGCCGTCATAATACCGCTCACCAACCTTTGCAAACCGCTTCTTCTCGCTCGTTTTATCGTCGTCTATGAACTTTTTAATCTCATCTACTGTAAGCACATTCTTTGCCCTTTCTAACTAACTAAAAAATCCATGATTGACGCTTACGCCATCCTTCAATGCCATATCGAAGTGCCGCCATCGCATCATCCATGATTGGAACCGGCTCGTCAGTATACTCACCTGTCCGTTCGTCCTTTTTCCATTTCCATTGCTGCAACTCCTTAATTGTATTTACACAATGAGGGGCAACATATATTCTTCGTCGTATAATGTGGTTCTTATCGACCACACCCTTGAGCCAGTCTATCTGAGCTTTGACTGATCCAGCTGAACCGCCCTTGTCAACACCCTTTGCACGATAGCCAGCCCCCTTCCATGTCTTGATTCTGTCCGGCTCTGCGGAATCGCACCACATAGGCTTATTTGTCGGTATATCATGCTGAATCGCCAGCGGAATGATCTCCGCTGTTTCTTTCTCATGCACATATATCTCATCGAGAATGTATATATCATCATCTTTGATACCAAGAAGCAAGATAGCGTTCGCATGGTTGAAGCCGAAGTCCTGACCAATTGCGATATCGTCATAATCATTCAGATTCTGCGATACATCTGCGACTTCCCAGTTATGAAGAATCAAGCCGCCTATCTCGCCCCATTCACCAAGACCATATATCTTGTAGCCTTCCGGATCTACTTCTTTTCTACGCATCATACGCCGATGATACGCCGCATCAATAAAGCGGTTACCAAGATATGTACTATGGTGTGTCAGCACGTCCGGATCATATCTGTCAAAATAGACCTTCTTTATCCAATGATTCTTATTCACCGGGTTGAAGGTCATTCGAAGCTGGTAGAACTGTCCGGGCGGCAATTCTCCACGCAATCTATCATCTATAATTTCCACATCTGCCTGCGTCAGCTCTGTTGCTTCTTCGCACCACACATCTGTGAGCTTTCCCTTCTGGAATGTGATTGACTTAAGCTTCTCTCGTTGCTTATCATCATTCATTCCACGGAATATAATGCGGTTGCCATTCGCCCGACATTCAAGCGACAACGGCGATGTGGTCATCTTCCAATATCGCTCCGCCTTATCTCCAAACATCCGATACACGGCACCTGTAAGCTCTGCATAGGTGCTGTCTCTGTTCGTGATATCCGACTTACGGACACACACAAGGTTTCTGCCCTTATCCTTCATAAGCCGGAGAATGTAGTTCTGCGCTGTGTCAACACTCTTCCCGGATCCAGCAGAGCCTTTCATTACGATATATCGCTTCGTGCTTCGGTCTACCTCCCGGAAACATGGATTCATTTGCACACTTACATTCATAGGCAACCAGCTTCTTTGAATGCCTTGAATATTTTGGGCGACTGGATAGCAAACCAGTCTGTAATTGTTTCATCCATGCCCCATGCATCAGAAGCACCGCTACAATTCCACATACCGGATTCATATAAAAAAGCATGAATAATTTCATGTCTTAATACCTTCTTCCTGTATGCATCTAAATCCATCAAAGAATTCCTGTCAGATTTCATTTCTGAAATCTTGATTATATGAACACTCTGATCCATGCACCCATCAGCATTTTCAGGCATTTTTTCATCACAAACATCAAAATGTATTGTGTATAACGTTCCTAAAATGTCAATCGTCTTATCTTCTAACATTCTTCATCTCCATAATCGATAGTCACATTCAATTCCATATCGACTTTCTCTTCCACCTTCTCGGTGTACAATCCATATCGCTTGCCAAGAAGCTCCGCCGCTTTCAGCTTGTCCTTCTCCGATGGTTCCTTCTCCATCTTCCGAGCCTTTGTGCTTCCGTCTCCCAAGCCTTCAATCACAATCTCTGTCGATTTGCTCTGTCCACGAAGCACGGATGTAAGATACTTAAGTACCTCATCCTGATTGGCAATCAGTGCCGCTTCTTTCTCCGCCATCCGTTTTTCTATATATTCTCTGATTACAAGTTTTGACAAGTTTTCAGTTCCGATTCTATTTGCCGTTTTCTTCGAATACCCTGCTCTGATAGCTGCTTGTGTGGCATTCAGATCAATCAGGTATTCATCACAGAATCTCTGCTGTTTGGCTGTAAGCTTAGCCATCACAATCACCATCCTTTACAATATCAATCCAAACAAAAAGCCTACCGCACCGGAGGATATGATCAGCTAAAGAGTACGGCAGGCATAAAGCAAAAGGCACCATGCAAAATGCACGATGCCTTCAACTTCCATTTATGATACATTAAATATAACACAGATTTCTCGTCTCATGTTATACAAATAAGTCAAAAAAATTACAACTTTTTCACAATCTTTATACTGATTTTAGGTGTATGCAATCAAACTATACCCTCTTTTGATGCATGCCACCACGTCTTTCAGCAGATTTTCATCAACGATACCCTCCAGCATATCCGTTACATTCTCTGCTACATAATCCACATCGTAGCTGTTAATGCTCCGATCAATGATATCCGTCACAACCGCCATATCATACGGTACATCCATGCCGGCACTCTTGTATGTTTCAGCATAACTTTCCAATCTGCTCTTTAATCTTTCCGGATCAATCAGCTTTCCCATAGATTTTACCACCTGCCTTTACAATTTCGATTGCATCATCCAAATTAACTACAATCTCTCCGCCCATGCCGTCATTCCCGAACCGTTCGTATGATGCTTCCTCTAACTGCTCCAAAACCTTATCCACATCATAAGCGGTTTGTTGTGTGTCAACAATTCCGACCAACGCAGTCTGCAACACACAAGGATATTCGGCAACTGTCAATATGTTCTTCAATTCATCAGCATCAATCAATCTCATGTTCATCACTCCAATCTAATTTCTGTCCGCACTGATGGCAGTAAACTAAATCACTTCTGATTATTCTTCTTTCGCATACTGGGCATAACCATAATGCTGTACAACCTAAATTTGCAATATATAGCGGTTTCTTAGGAATCTGCTTTTCAAGTGCCTGTATAGCAACATCAACAGCATTGCGCAATACCTTAGAATGTATTTCACCGCCTATTTTTAAATCAAACTGTATTGCTTCTATCGCTTCACTCTCTGTCATATTATCCCTCGCTTTCTAATAACTCTGGATTGTCAAATATATTGCCGATAACTTCTACGCATTTTCTTTCTTCCGTATAAAATCCTAAGTTACAGTAACAACCCCCACTTTCCTTATGGATTGCATAACTGTAATCCAATGTCCAGTCCCCATTGCAATATTTTACAATCTCTGGGTATGGTTCTTTTCTATCGCAAATATCATTCTCCCAAATCAAGTTGCCGTTTCTATCTTTCAAGTCAGTGCATTGACAGATTGTGGATGGGTCCACTTCAATCATATTGGGCATATCATTTGTCATCCCCCAGAGAATATATCTCTTTTCCCAAATGCCATACAAATAACCTTGTACCCATTCTCTATTATCAATCCTCTTCGCCTTGAATAAATATCTATCTTCCATATTCTCTCCTATTCCGCCTCTGATTGAAGATATTGTAATATGCCTTCTACACAATTCTTTCCTCCACATCCAGCTACTTCGTATGCACAGTGCCGGCACGCAGTGATAGTGTCAAGCCATTTTGCCAACTCTTCATCCGACATATTTCTGACCCTGTCGGCATTTGTTATTGGTTCATACTTATCCATATACATATTGGCACAATCACAACATGGTTTTTCGCTTCCCTTTAAATGTTCATACTTACATCCACTGCATCCATTGTCTCTCATTTTTATCATCTCCTCCTTTTCGCCCGCTTTACAGCATCTCGTTTCATATCCAAATAATCGTTCAAAGCATCTTTTTGTTTTCTGATACACTCATTTTTCTTCCGTTGCTCCGTGGCGAATGCTTTGTAGCCTTCACACTCGCCATGGCAACCTACCTTTCTGTTTGCGCATCCCTTGCATGGATATTCACTCACAGCTTCAACCCCTTCCGAAAACGATACTTCCCGCTGTTCTCCGGAAGAGCTTCCAACGTATCAAGCACGCCCTGAACGTGATCAAGTGCCCTTCCGTGCATGGTTGACGCCCATGAGTATGATTTCTTGTAATCCGCTGCCACATCGTCAAGGTCCTTGCCCTGAATATAGAGCTTGTGCAGCACGTTGTACTCCTTGACAGGAATCTGCTGTATCACTTCGCTGATCTCGCTCTTAACATCTCTAAGCCTTGCCACATACTTATCAATATCTCTTGCAGCATCGATGGCCATTACGACCGAATCTTCCATCTTCTGATTGGATCCTGACGACTTCACACGCTCTCCATCCGTCTGTCCGGACAATGAGCTTGCCAATGTAAGCCACTGCTCCCGCTCGATCATCTTGTTTGTGATCACAGCATCAATCTTCTGTACCTGTTGCAGATAGTTCTTTACTTTCATTTTTCTCAACAAAATCACGCTCCCTTTTCATCATCCTTTACGATAACAAATGCAACATCCTTACGTTCCATATACTTCTTAATCTTCGAGATCTGGAACGTGGCAAGCTCACTGATCTCCAGCTTGCCGGAATAATTTCTCTTAATCATGCAGACGTTCTCATCATCCATCAGATTCGGAATAACCGTCTGCTCTGTTATATTTTCTATATACATGCCCATATCCTCCATTTTTGCGCAAAAAAATACCAACCATCGAATAATGATGGTTGGTATCAAATACATACACTTTTATGCTCTGTACTTAGGATATTTATCTTTATATTTTTGTCCATTTTCACAATTCGGACAGTAGAAATAATCTTTTTTGCATCCTTGTGAGGCTTTGTCATAAACTTGATCTGCGGAAAGACATCCCATTTTATCTAGTCTATCATATTCTTTATCAAATTTATCCATGTCCTCTGCACTTATAGTGTCTACTACACCCTTATTTTTGCATGTTAAACAAAACTGTTTTGTGTTATCAATTAAACCCATAATACATATCCTCCTTCGTATTGGTAAGGATATTATACCATTCCAACCATCACTATTCAATTTTCAAAGTTCGACAAATTTCGACGTTACATCATCTGATCTAACGGCAATTCCATCTGAATTTCTGGGTAATCTTCCCACGGAACGCCTATGTAATCGAGAACTCTTCCCCAGCCATATTTTTCTCCAGTCTCTGGATCTGTACAACACCGATACATGTAATATTCCCATTCTTTCTGGTTGCGCTCTCGCAGCTTATCGAACCGATGCGGTCTCTCTTCCATGTGGATACCAAAGCCACACATACTGCATCCGGTTCGCTGTGCTCCTGTAGTCCGAAGATTTCCGCACTGATCCTGTACTACATCGCCGTAAATCTCCGGTATAATGCTATCCACCGGCTCATATGGTATTACATTTCCATTCTTGTCTTTGCTGTAAGGTTGCTCATAGTACAACTTCTCAAATACATCTACATTTTTGTGATACCAATCATCCATTTCCAATGCCAGCTTTAATATGTCATTTCGCATATACGGAGCAAACGGAGCCGATCGCATTGTGGTTTTTCCATAGTAGTTGCATCCGTGATCGGTAAGCGCTTCTTCTCTCTGCCCGCCTTCCGATGCCATCATTCCAAGATACGGATAGCTCTGATGTTCCCTCGCCCAGTCGTCACATGGTTTTTCTTTGAGCCAGTAGCAACAATCATTTGATACCTTGAAATCCGGTTTCTGATAGTTCACTCCTTCATTTTCGTTTTCATACCCTCCGAACAATTTCAACCACTTCTGCGGCAGTTTCATCCGGCTATTCTTCTGAAAATGACCGAGTTCTCCACATTCACCTGTAATAATTGCATGTCTGACCGTTTTATTCTTTTCCGTCGGATTCTGTAACAATGCAATCTTACCTGCTATACGCTTACTGATTACCGGAAATCCAACTTCATTCAATACCTGTGTTTTTGTCTTATATGAATGCAGAATTGTCACACCAAGCGCTTTGTGCACTCTCTGAATACTTGCATCTTCCAAACTCGATACTGATATTGCCGGTACGTCAATTCCGATAGATTTCAAGAACACATGCAATGTAATGCTATCAAGTCCACCGACACTGACATGCGCTGTTTTTCCACGTTTATCCATCTCCTGAAGAAATTCTATTGCACGGAGTTCTGATCTTTTCTTTTTTACATCATATGGCTGATATTGCATGGCAATCATCCGGCTTTTTGCTTCACGTTTCTGTTCTTTCCACTTCTGGAATTCCACATCCGGCTTGTCTATCTCAATATCTTCCAAAAAGTCAAATTGTTCTTGTAACATGTATTTTATGTCTCCTTTCCTTGATTTTCTAATTTAATGGCAATATAATATTGATATAATTTGCCAATAACATATTTACTTACATTATTTATCTCATGCTGTTCCGCCATATATGAACATACAATTACAACTAATCTTAAATTAAGCATTACACTTACTGGAGGGACTATTATGGCAATATATGATTTTTTTAAAAAGCTAACGGTGGGCGCAGGTGTGTGTGGGTTTGCGCTGGAATCCAATGTTGCAGGAACAGATGGTAAGTAAATCTTTGGACACCGAGGGGTTCGATTCCCCTCGAACCCGCCACATAATCTTTTTACATAAAATCAAACAGTGTAAGCTCGTCCATCTCGTTTTCTGCTGCCTGTAGGTATCCAACTCCATCTCGGAAATAATCTGGATTCAACTCACAGCCTTTACCATATCTTCCCATCTTAACCGCCGTCATTGGTACCGTCATAAGTCCGCCGAACGGGTCATATACGACATCTCCCGGACTACTGTATCTGTTGATGATTCGCTCCACGATATCAAGCTGAAGCGGACATACATGCATCTGTGCCCTTCTCCGGCTCTGCGTCGTGTTAAGCGTCCGCATGCGGTTGATATCATCCCATACTTCAAGCTGATTCCATGAACCAGGAGCCACAACCATGAATGTCGCCGGCAGTCTGCCGTCCTTATCAAGCTCTTTTGCAAGCTTCACATGCTCTTCATAGTTGTACACGCTCTCTCTGCTGTATTTCCTGTATGCTTTCTGCAGATTATCTACGGATATCTCTTTCAACTCATCCTTACTGATCAGACGATCACCAGATGATCTCCAATATCCATGTGCGTCTATCTGCCATTGTGCTCTTGTGTACTCTTCCTTGCTCTTTGATACCGGATTATCTGCATATGCTTTGCTGTGATCCGTTGGGAGCTTTCTGAACAGCAGAATATATTCCGGGCATCCTACCCCCATCTTAGTACCGTCCTTGCACTGTTCAGACCAACCAAGTCGGTATGTCTGGTTGTTCTCCCGTACAACATCCGTCACAACGGTGATCATGCCGAAATACATAAAACCATGTTTCATGTAATGTTCGATACAATCCGCATGAAACGGCTCGATCGTTGGCATACCGGTACCAGTCGCATTTCCAAACAGCACCCGATCTTTAACATGCACTGCCGCCACTCTGCCCGGCTTTAACACTCGCAGAAGCTCCGGCGTCAGGTAGTCCATCTGTTCAAAGAACCGCTCCGTATCCCGATTATGTCCAAAGTCGTTATAATTTGCGCTGTACTCGTAGTGATTGCCGAATGGTATCGACGTATGTATCAGATCAACGCTGTTACTTGCCATGACTTGTGTTTCTTCCACACAATCGCCATACACCGCTTCATAGTGATTACCTCGCACGGTTCGTTCTTCTCTTGTTCCTTCCACTCCCATCTTCCTTTCCAATCGTTCAGCTTTATTCGCTGAATTCAGTCCATATTTCTTCACGATCTCAACCATCCGCTGGACCATGTAATTGTGATTCTTCCACTTTTCAATCAACGCTTCCTTGATCTGCCGCTCGTTCTCCATGTAGATAATGTCGATTACTACCGGCTGACTTTGCAGGAATCTGTAGCACCGATGGATTGCCTGAATGAAATCATTGAACTCATAATCTATGCCAAGGAATATCTCACGGTGGCAATACCGCTGGAAATTACACCCGGAGCCGGACAGCGATTTCTTTGTTGCAAACAGCCGTGTCTTTCCGTTTGAGAAATCAATTACACGCTGTTCTCTCGTCTCATAATCCATGGATCCATAGATATCGACCGTCTCTGGCAACGCCTTCTTGATCGCATGGCGTTCGCTCTCCAAATCATGCCACAGCAGGAAATGATCATCCGGCGAAGCATCTACAATCTCCTTCATCTTCTGTACCCGGATGTCTATGCTATCCCGCTTGACTGCTGCCGCTTCTTTCAATCCTTCCGCCGCTTCCTGAAAGAGCTGCATCTGTCCATCTCTATCCGCTGTATCTCCGTAATGAATCGGTATCTCATGCCATCTGACATCGAGCGTTGGTAGATCATACCCTGCATCGGAATAATCCGGATTGAGATCTGACGGTTTTGTAACGAACAACGCCCAGCTTGATACCCACAGCCAGAATTCATCTTCCATGTTCGGATACAGGGTCAGGTTGTTTGCCTTTGTACTATCCCGCTGGAAGAATCTTGTCAGTGCCTGTCCGGTATCCATGACTTCCAGATATCCGGCATAGTGTATAAGCTCCTTGTACTTATTCGGCGATGGTGTAGCCGTTGCTACGAGCTTATATGGAACGTTCTTGAATTTATCCAAAAATGTCTGATAAGTCTTACTTCCAAATGAGCGGAGAACGCTTGCTTCATCCAGTGATGTTGCAGCAAAGTACGCTGGATCTACATCACCATCTCTCACTCGCTCATAGTTCGTCAGTACAATCTGACTGTCGCACGCCTTGACCTCATCCATCGTCCGGCAATACTCCGGCTTCTCATATCCGAGCAGTTCCACCGCATCTCTGGTAAACTCCTGCTTCACTCCAAGCGGCAATACAATCAAAGCTCTGCCGCCGGTATGTTCTGCTGCCAGATAGCAAAACTCTATCTCCTGTATCGTTTTTCCAAGTCCGAACGCTTCAAACAATGCCCGGCGTCCGCCCTTAAGTGCCCATGCAACAGCATCTGCCTGGTGCGGTTTCAACGCCGGATTGATTTTCGAACGATCAACCACAAATCCGCTGTCTGTTGCAAGGTCAATTTTGCTTTCTAAAAATTCTCTGTATGTCATGTCACACCTCACTTGCAACCAGTTCTCTATTGCACAGCTTCTTGATCTGTCTCACTCGTTCAAACGATATACCGCACATTTTCGCTGTATCGGTCATGCCATATCCTTGCAGCATGCACCGCATCGGCTTCTGTGTTCTCGGAGACAACTGATCTACCATATGTTCAAAATCCATCATCGTAATAAGTTCTCCGATACAATCGTGTCTGTCTTCCAGAAACGAATCCCCATAACTGTCACCATCATCATTTACAATCTTGTCGAGTGATACATACTGTGGTTTCTCGACATCTTTCCAGTGAAATGGTGTACGTACTGTCACATCTCCAAATTGAATGTATCTTTCCACATATCTGTTGATATATATTCCAATATAATTTCGATTCAGATGTTCCAGATCCTTGCTTCTGTCAATGGCTTCCACCAGTGCAAGTACACCTTCCTGTATGATGTCATCGTAATTTGGGAATCCATGATATTTATTCAAATGAAAATACACGAGTTTGATATTCTCCATGATCTTCTGATTTCGCAGTTCAATTCTTTCTGCCTTTGTCAAATCCATTCACCTCCTGTTGAAAGAGAGCTTCCATCTCATCAAGCGCAGATACTCGCTCCTGCGTCGGTTGTATACTCTTAGGCATATTGCTCTGATATCCTCGTCTCTGTTTCTGCCGGCGCTCATTTACTGCACTGATGACCCATCTTATGATTGCCAGATAATGTGACTTGGTCTTATAACCCTTCTCTGCAATATACATGTCAAGGAATTCAACTGCTTCATCACGAATATCCGCTCCGTACTTATCTGCGAGCTTGGTGAATTCATCATCCAACAGCATCACATTTCCGAACTGTCCGTATGGATGCTTTGCGGGTGCGCTCTCTCTTTCATTTCCTTTCTTTTCTTTTCCTTTCCTTTCTTTTGCAGTATAAATCTCGGATTTATCCCCATTTTTCTCGGATTTATCGGTATAATTCTGCGAATTATCTTCAAAAAGGGTGACTTTAATACAAGGGGCGGTATCTTCTTCTTTCAAAAGCCATATTCGAGAATCTACAACAAAATCTCTTTTCAGCCGTTTTACCGCCTCTTGAAATCGTCTCTGTATACCAGGGGAGGTAATGATAGTGTCCGAACTAGCAAGTGTGATCTCCGTGATTAGTGACCGACTAGCCAAGAATGTCATTATCTGCTTCATTGAACCCTCAGGCAGTCCCAAGCTCGCCATAGCGCTGTCTTCACTGTCTGCATTCCATACGATATAATATCCGTTTTCTCTATATATCTCCGTAAGAAGGAATATATAAAACATCAATCCATCAGAGCCGTATCGTGCTTGGAGCGCTCTGATTTTTGTATCCGCATAGAAGAAATCCGTATCAAATGGGAAGTAAAGCAATCCGTCTCTCTTTTGACGTGCCATCTGCTCCTTCCTTTCAATCCAGCTATTTAATAATGCTGGTTGCATAATCCTTATAAACATCTTCAAGCATTGTTCGATTACATTCTACGAACTCGCTTCCGGCAAGTTCCTTATACTCTGCCTGAATCTTCTGTCGTGCTCTTCTGACCGATTCTGTTGTTGGAAATCCCAACTCTCGCATATGCAGGAAGAACTGCTGAATAGGAATCTTATCTACGTCCACACCATTCTTCTTGCCAATCTCCTTGTACACCATGTAACATAAGCATCCGTCACTGCTCCGAGTCTCTGGATGATTCTCAAGCATCGCTTTCACGACCTTGTGTGTATCTCTGATATTTGCACTCATCTTGTCACACCTCCCTGATCCGGATGCCGTGTCTGTAGAGCATCAGCTTCCGCTTGATAATGTAATCCTTCGTTCGGAATCCTTTTGTGTCCTCTACGACCGTATCTCCGTTGGTATCTAAGTAAACGAAATCAGCGATATAGCTGCATGCATGTTCCACGCAAAACTTCTTCATCTTCACAAATCCATTCTTCAATGTGACCGGTCGCAGTTCATATTGCGATGGAATCAGTTCATATTTGACCTGCATCTGCAGATTGCTAATCTCGCCAGTCTGTTCAAGCAAATGAAGCTCCAGGTACCGCCACGCTTCCTTCTTGGAATCAAATGTAATACCGTCAACTACCACTTTCCTGCTTCTGTATTTGCTCATGTAACTCCTTTCCCTCTACCGCTTTTGTAGCGGTAGAGAATGACTTACAATAAAACAAAGAATACTGATCTTTGTACAATAACCTTATCCAAACAATGCGGCAGCGGCACTGTTGTTCACCTGCTCCGGCGTCGGCATTTCCGCTTCAGCCACCTGTGCACGTTCTTCCTGCTGAGAATCTATCGCCTGTTCCTCAGATGTTTCCGCAAGCTGTGAGGGCTCTGCAGCATCTACATCTGCAACCGGCTCATCTTCTACATATACCTTGGAACCATCTTCTTTGATGTATGCCATGTCGGATTCAAATGCTGACTGCATCTCGATAGACATGATTCCCCACTTGCTGATCAGCTGACGGAGCATTGTCTTGTATGCCATTGCGTCGAAGTTCTTATACCAGAAGCTTGAGTACATCCACGAATCACGCTGATCGTAATTACCGGCAACATAATCTGCATAAGACACCTTATGCTTCACGCCGTATCTCGTATTGATTGCCGTCATATCTTTGCTGAATGCCTGCGAATATCTGTCAGCATGTGCAAGCATCTGATTTTTGCTCCAGTACATCGACTTTCGGAATCCATTGACAAGTTCAAACATCGCATAATATCCAACCGTCTCCGCTTTCTCTCGTGCATCCCAGTCATTAACCATCAGCTGAATGTTTATTTCCTCATTCATCGGATCAAAGCTGATAAACTCTCCTTCCTTGATAGCCAGCACAGTAAGCTTCTTATACTGACCTGATCGGATTGCAAGCTGAATATATCCTTTGTATCCCATCTGGAACTGTGCAACCTTTGTACCGGCTTTATTGTCGCTATACGGCACAAGGTAATAATGACCAAGCTGTGGCGATGGGGAAAGCTTCAAGCTCTCTCCCAACAGCGCACCAGACAGGATCGATGGCTTCGTACATTCTGCAAGAGCAGGATTCACGCTGACTGCCGATACTACGCCGGAGATAAAGCGCTGCACATTTCCCTTACCAAGTGCCTGCTCAATATTCGCTTTGATATCCATACGATTCAGGAACCCGGTCATTGTTGTGTCCTGAATCTGATTCTGCTTACTCTTAACCAAACTATTCTGTACCATCTTATCTGTCTCCCTTCTTCACAAACGCATCAACTACAATATCTGAAAGCGTCTCGGCTAACTGGTCTAAGATTTCATCCAATCCGCCCTTCTTGTCTGATTCCATCTCTCTCTTATCCTTCTTCATAAGTTCATCACAAGTGGCATCAGCTAATGTAAGAATCTTTTTGTATTTTTCGTCTGCATCCTTCTTGTCATAACTTACACGAAGGTTATGCTTAAAACTACCAAGGATTGATGCAATTTCAACCGCACATATACCTTCATTTCCACTAATTATTGCTGTTCCATTTTCTGCTTTTACCATCTTCATATCCTCCTAAATCGCTCTAAACTCTATGTTTCTGCTCTGGAAGAACTCTTTCAGGGCAAGTGCATCTTCGGTTGTGAGAAGTGCTGCAAACCGAATCCACTCTTTTGACGGCTCCAGTTCCTGCTGTGCCGGAGCTTCCTGTGGAACAAGATCCATAACCATCTGTTCCGCCGGCTGTTCCAACTGCTGCGATGCCTGCTCCTGTGCAATCTGTTTCGCACGTGCTTCCTCGGCTTCTCTTCTCGCCTTTTCCTCTGCTTCGTACTGCGCTTTCTTCTTGGCGATTTCGGACATATGCTGCGCCTTCTCGATTGCCTTTGGCAGATCCAGCGTCTCTTTGTACAGTTCCAACGCTTCAAAGCCAAACTCCGGGAGCTTGTTGAGTGTGAATACCGCTGTGCTAATCTCGTTTAATCTGGCACGCATCTTTTCTTCGATAGACTTCATCGATACGGATGCATTCAACCACTTCTCGTCCCAGATCATCGGGAGCTGCACAAATGCCTGAAAACCAATCGTTTCAAAGAGTGCTTCAATCTCCTTGCGCTTCTCTTCCTTCAGCGTCTGCTCATATTCTTTGATCTGCTTGTCAATCAACTGTACCGGCTCATTCACAATATCCGTGAGTTCCTTAATCTTCCGCTCAAACTCTTCATAAGGCTTCAAACAATCCTTCTTGATACGGATTCTCTCGTCTGACATAGCCTTAATAAGCTTATTCAATGCCGCTCTGTCTGCTTTCGCATCCTTAATCTGATCACTACCTGTATATACAAGGTTCTTATACATCTCTACCTTGCTTGTAATCTCTGCTTTCAATTCCTCATAGTTAAACTGAATTACCTCCGGAAATGTAACCGGTTCTACTCTTAACTCCATTCATATCCTCCTAACTTAATACCAGCTCATATTGAGCATCCTTCCCTACAGAGAGCAGACGCTTTATACGTTCGCTCTCCCGCTGATCATTCAACTTCTGTTCTGTGCATTCCTCACATCGCTCCTGTGGGTCCAGATGTGCACCACAGGTCGGACAGATATAACCATACATGGCATCCTCCTATATCTCCGGCAGCACCAACGGCGGAGCCTTCATGTTCTCTACGCATGTCCAAAACTTCCGCTCTTCATCCGCCAGATATTCAATATCCGCTTCCACATCAGATCTCTCGATGTGATAATGTCTGGTCTGCAAATACACCATTCCATCTGAGAACACTGATTTGAGCTGCGCTTTCAGCTCCACAAACTCAAACTCTGTCACCATCAGATAATGCAAGATCTGTATGTAATAGTTCTCCGGCAGGCGATGATCCCACTTCTCTTTCTGACGAGACTGCAGGATATTTGTTGTTTTACACTCCCATACACCCATGCGACCAGCTTCATCCTTGAGCCATCCATCCAGAGATGCATGTGCGAACGGATATGCGTCATTTGTCCACATGTTATTTTCCTCGTAGAACATCTCATACTGCGGATAGTCCATCTTGAACAGTTCCCGGAGATACTTCTCTGCTTCGGTGCCATACTTCACATACGGCTTGTCCGAGATATCCTCCGGCATCAGATGAAACGCCTTGTCCTTCCAGAGTTCCACATTTGTCTTATATGGATTCTTACCAAGTATTGCAGATGCATCTGATCCGCCAATCTTCGTTCTGTGCTTCAACCAATCTTCACGATTTGGAAGCACCTGCATCGTAACCATTGATTCACGCTCCCTTCCGTGCTATACTCTTTATTGTGTTATTTGTTATTTGCACCTGCGGGATGCCAGTCCCAAGGGTGCTTTTTTTGTAGATCTCGATTGCATGGTCCATATCATCATCGTTGGCGCATTCGATCAGTTCCTTATAGATTACTGCCGCAAGCATCATCCAGAATCCGTAGATCATGCCAATCCATAACAGCACCGCACCTTCTACCATTGCAAATATCGCCAGCCGGTAGGACCATATAATCATGTCGTTGCTCATCCTCTTTCTTCCTCTCTGCTTGTCATTACTGATTTTCCGTGGCAAGTGTGCCCCATGCGATCTGCTCCGCAATACGCTTCGGGTTGTACGGCGGCACTCTGCGTCCAGCTTTTAGATCTTTTCGATATTTCAAAAAATCTATAAAAGCGAGATAATTCACATATGTTACGCCGCAGCCATCCAATATTGTGTGTGCGCCATATCTGCCATTCTGAACGTATTGGTCGATCTCTGCGATTCGGCTAGTAACCGTTCTGGCAGATACGTTCATCAACTTCTGGATCTGAGCTTTCGACATATACGGCGATGCACTGATGTACTTAATTGATGTGATCTCCATTTTGCTAAAACCTCCTTGTATATTTAGTAAAACGATGGTTTCCAGAAAAAAAACGATAAATCAAATAATTTTTTTATTTTTTCTGCAATTTCATCTTTTGTCCGTTATACGCTATCCGCTTGACTATTCTTTTCACTGCTTCTATACTCCCTTTACAGGCTCCCGCCAGAGCCAAGTACATATGAAAGAAGGTGAAATCATGAGAATTTATGCTTGCCTGCTTGGTGAATGGATTGATATTACAGAAACCGCAACCGTTGCAGATTGCCAAAACCCTGTCACATATTTCCAAGAAAACCTGAGATATGAAGATGGAGCACGAAACGCAAAATGCTTTGAGTACGATTACATTCATATCCAGTACCAAGGGAAGGACTACCGAATAAATCCCGCATTTATTCAAATTGTCAAGGAATAAAATTTTGTTCAAGCAGGAGGTCAAGTTCTCTTTGCGGCTCAAACGTCAACTTGGCTTCTTGTGTCTCAAAACCATTTTCTATAATGTGATTGATTCTGCTCCATTCTGCATGTGTCATACCTTCCGCAAGAGAAATGATCTGCTTCGCCTGTTTTTTTGTTACCATGCTTCTCCTTTCTATCACTTTAAGTGGATTTTGTAGGCAAAAAAATATAATCTAACGGCATATTATATAATCTCGATAATGTATCAAGAATTGCAAACGACGGTGTAACTGCACCCTTTTCCCAGTTGATTACTGTTTTTTTGCTTACTTTAAGGCTTTTGGCGACATCTTCCTGAGTTAATTTCGCATTTACTCTTGCCGCTGCCAAGCTTATCTTAACATTCTGCAATCGTTATCATCTCCTTTCGCATATCATAATACCATCACTTTAAGTGGATGTCAACACTGAAAGTGAATTTTTTTCATTTTTAGTTGCTATATGTCCACTTATGGTGTATAATCTCTTTTGTAGGGAGGTGGTAACATGCCATACGAAGAATTCAATAAATTGTTCGCAAAAAATCTAAGATATTATCTTAATAAGTATAATATGACACAAGCAGAGCTCGCAAAACATCTGAACGTAGGAACTACATCTGTTTATAATTGGTGTAATGGCATCAAATCTCCAAGAATGGATAAAGTGGATGCAATGTGTGAATTATTCAACTGTAAACGCTCAAATTTGATGGAAGATAAAGATCAAGTTGAGGAAACACATTACTACGAGAATCCGAAGACAGCAAAAATAGCACAGGAGATCTTCGAGAACAAAGAGCTCTCACTTCTCTTCGATGCTGCACGTGATGCTTCTCCGGAAGACATCCAAACAGTACATACAATGCTACTTGCATTAAAAAAGAAAGAAAAAGGCGAATAAGTCCGTATTATTGTACCTGCGATATGATATGCTCTTAGTCGCAGGGGGTGATATTACGAACGAAGTATTTGTACACTTAATTGATTTTAAGGGAGCAAACGCAAAAGAAACCGTCACTTCGAACGAAGATGGCAGTTTCTCAATCTTTATCAATTCAAGGCTCAATCAGGAACAGCAGACAGACGCTTACTTGCATGCTCTGTCCCACATCACCCGGTTGGACTTCGAGAATAGAGATGCTTGCGTTGACCACTTAGAATATTATGCACACAATAAAATTTAATAAAGGGGGATTCCTATTATGAAGAAAAAACTTTTTGCAATTATGCTTGCTTGCTCTTTGCTCACTGGCTGTGGAGCATCAAAAGAGCCTAATTTAGGATCTTACGATAATAACTCAACAGAAGCAATTACCGAAGCATCCTATATTGCAGACAACACCGAAACAACCGCATCTGATGAAGATGGCGAAACAGAGACAACAACAGAATCTGAAAACGAAACAGCATATGAAATTACCTACACAAATGCTCAAGTTCAAGAATCATATAGTGGCGTAATGGTTGACGTAATTGTCGAAATTGAAAATACAGGTACTTCGGATTTATATTTATCTAACGGAGCATGCGACCTAGAAGATGAAAATGGTCACTTAGTATCTGCTATGAAAAGCGTACCAACATATCCTAATGTGATTTCTCCCGGAGAAAAAGGTTATATGTCTGACACTATAACGCTTGATAACTATTCTGGCGATTTGAAATTAACTGTTTTACCTAGACCTGATGTTGAAAAAGCATCTATACATAAAACAAGATATGAAATTTCGGATGTATCAACAAATAATAACGATTGGGATCGAATTGATGTTACAGGAAGGCTAACATGCACATCTGATCAAGTAGAATCTGTAAGCTATGTAGCCGCTATATTCTATGATGCCGATCACACGCCTATTGGTATAAGCAATACCGTTATAATGGAAGACATGAATCCAAATGATACAATTGGCTTTGAACTGAGTGGAATCACACTTCCAGAAGGTGTAAATACAGATACTGTTGCGGACTATGAGATATTTGCATATCCTGCACAATTTCAATAAAAAATAGATAAATAAAAATCCCCCAGGTGATGGAAACACCTGAGGGTGTCACCCATAAACCGAAGGCTTATGCATAACAAATTCGCAACTTGTATTATACCATAAGCCTTCACATTTTCATAGGCTTATTTTTTTATGCCTATTTTTTCAAAGGAGGTCTTTCTATGTGGTGTAATATTCAAAAAAATGGTACGGCCGTTTACCGGGCACGGTACAAAAACCCATTAACCGGAAAGCTGGAAATAGCATCCGTCTCAATGCCAAAAGACTCGGTGCAGAACAGAAACAAAGCACAAAGAGAATTGACTGCAAAGATTGAAGCAGCTATTGCAGAGCTTCAATGTGTTGACTGCTCTACAACACTTTCACAACTGCAAAAAGAGTACCTGAAAACACAGGCACTCACATTCAAGCAGTCAACCGTAAGAAGGAACAAGATCATTACATCCTCGGTTCTCGATCTGCTTAATCCAGATGCCATCGTGAATAACCTTACAGCGCAGTATGTCAACTCAAGACTGCTTGATTCCGGGAAACCGGTCAGTACAGTAAATAATTATATTACAAGATTCAAAGCCATGCTGAACTGGGGATATGCAAATGATTATCACAACAACTTGGCGCTGATCAGTAAGCTCAAGCCATTTGTTGATTCGTGTGAAGAACAAGAGATCACATTAAAGTATCTGGAACCAACCGAAGCAAAGGACCTACTCGCTGCAATCAAAGAAGATAATCGTTGGAACTGGTACTATATCACATCTATACTTTTACTCACTGGTCTTCGCTTCGGAGAAATATCTGCGCTGGAAGTGTCAGACATAGACATGAGCAACCTTACTATACGCATATCCAAAACATACGATTCCATCAATGACATAGTAACAACTCCAAAAACAGACCACTCCAAGCGTACAATCCACATCCAGCCGGATCTTCTCACAGAACTGAAAAAATGTATGCTGTGGCGAAATGAAATGATGATTGAAAGAAATATCCGAACAAAGCTGTTGATTCCGAATACAAAGACAGGAGATCATATATTACACCGAAGCTATGAAAAATACCTTGGAGATTTATCTGAAAAGCTTCTCGGCAGACGTGTCACTCCTCATATGCTCCGACACACGCATGCTTCCCTCTTGGCAGCAAACGGCATGACACCGGAGGAAATCGCACGAAGGCTCGGACACAGCAAAAGTGAGATCACAAGCAAAATCTACATCCATGTCACCCAGAAGGTTATCGAAAATGATAACCGAAAGATTGATCAAATAAAACTTTTTTCATGAAAAGTGCGCAGTAAATGCGCAGTAACGCAATTTTCAACCATAAAAAAACGGCGGAAACCCCTTGATTCTACGTGGTTTCCGCCGAATAAAAAAGATGCCCAGAGCCGGAATCGAACCAGCGACACGAGGATTTTCAGTCCTCTGCTCTACCAACTGAGCTATCTGGGCATGTATCTTATGTAATTAGTAGCGGGGACAGGATTTGAACCTATGACCTTCGGGTTATGAGCCCGACGAGCTTCCAGACTGCTCCACCCCGCGATATTAAATTATTCCTAAATAGGAAAAGTGGGCGGAGGTGGATTCGAACCACCGAAGCATAAAGCAGCAGATTTACAGTCTGTCCCCTTTGGCCACTCGGGAATCCGCCCAAATTTTTAAACTGATAAGCCGATGATCGGACTCGAACCGATAACCTGCTGATTACAAATCAGCTGCTCTGCCAATTGAGCCACATCGGCATATACGATGCTGTCATCAATCAGTTTAAGTGGGACCTATAGGGCTCGAACCTATGACCCTCTGCTTGTAAGGCAGATGCTCTCCCAGCTGAGCTAAGATCCCATATATTTAATTATGTAGCTTTCGCTACAAGCGACCCGGATGGGGTTCGAACCCACGACCTCCGCCGTGACAGGGCGGCGCTCTAACCAGCTGAGCCACCAGGCCATTCTAGTATAGGTAAAACCTGATACCTTCAAAACTGTATA